AGGATTTAGGTACTGCAATTAGATTAGCAACAAAAGCTGCACTAGGAGGTATGGCTGCTGATCTTGCAGCAAATGCAATGTATTTCGGTATTCTTGCATTAGGATATAAAGCGGGTATAGTAGCTACGGGTGGTGCCACGGGCCCGAATGCCAAAAGTGCAGCAAAAGCTGCCGGAATATTTGCAGCCGGTGCGGCTACACTAGGCATTGTAAGTTCTGCTATTAGTGGAAGAGGAGGATCATCTGACGTATCATCTAAAGGTACGGGAGGAAACGCAAATGACGGAAAAGGTGTTGGTGGATTTAAGGACATGATGAATGCAATACAAGGAGAGCAAGTTTTTAGATTAGCCGGTAATGATTTAGTTACGGCAATCAATAGAACAAATACATTTCAAGGAGCAATAGGAGGATAAAATATGGCTATATATAGAAATAAATACACATTAGAGTTTGATGATATTATTAAGGATGAGTTTAATGATTATAAACTTGAAATATTTAAAAAATATGAAATAGATACTTTAGATACTTCTAATAATGTTTATGTTAGTGCTTATAATGCTGCTCAAGGATTGCTTTATAAAGGTACTCCCGTTTATATTCAATCGGGAATAATATACAGAGCAAAAGCAAATGATCCGACATCAATGCCCGCTCAAGGTGTAATATACGCTGATATGCCTCAAAGTTCGGGTGGAAATGTGTTGATTAGTGGTATGATGGATTATGGAACATCTTATGGAGATCAAGATGTTTGGGTTGGTTCTACGGGGGGATTGGTTCTTACAGAACCTACATCGGGTGTAGTTCAAAAAATAGGATATAAATCGGGTACGGGTTCGGGTTCTTTTCTTGTTCTACTTGATAATTTAGTAACATTAAAAGGCAATAACAGTCCTATACAATTAACTTACAACTCAACTCAAGATGATTTACTTTCGCCTTTTAGATCAAGTTATTTAGATATTTCTTTTTATAAAGAAAGTTTATCTGATGATTATACCGAATTATTTGCTGCTGAAGATGATGCATTTAAAGTATATTTATTAAAAAACAATGAATTATTTTGGAGGGGTTGGATTGGCTCTCAATTATTTTCTGAACCATTTCAATCCCCACCATACTTAATAAATTTAAGGGCGTATGATGGATTGCATTTATTAAAAAATAAATTATATTTTGACAATATAGACGTTTTTCAAGCACAATCAAATACTCTTAATGATAGATATGGATATCATAATATTACAGATATAGTTGAAAAATGCATATACAATACGGGTGTTATTGGTGATAGTATATATTTAGATTCTGATCTTTATTATTACATAAATATTACAAACGGAAGTAATTTCGCATCACAATTTACTTACAGAACAAGAATACACCATCAAACATTTTTAAAAGGTGAATCCAATTCAATGAATATGGAAGAAGTGTTAAAAATGATTTTAGAAGCATTAGGGTGTATTATCTATCAAAGAGATGGAGATTGGTGTATTATGCGAATATCTGATTTAACATTAAATGCATCATCTAATTGTGTTAAAAGAAGTAATTGGAGATATGATAGTTCTACTTTAATAAATTATGTAACCACAACAACTGTACCTCAAGGGTTAACAAGAATGACTAAAAATACTAATTTTTTAAAAGTTGAAGGAAAGGGTTCTTTTACAATGCAATATCCATTAAAAGAGGTTATTATAGAGCAAGAGTTTGATCATAATATGATCACAAAAACAACCATTGATTCTGTAAGAGATTTAGGGGCATCTGATCCAAGTGGTATTTATTTGTTTGATGAGTGGGAGCCAAGTGGCGCAAATGTTCAAGAAGCCGTAGTTTTAAGATCGCAACAAGTATTAAGTGAACAAACAGACATAGCTAAATCTTTTATAGAAGTGGATTTAAATCCATCGGGAGTTGTTATGGATTATTGTGATTCACACTTATATTATCCTCAATCTCACGATTGTAAAATAGATTCATCTCATATAAAAGGATTAAAAGCATTTGCTAAAATACGTCCTATAGGTAGAAATTTAGTTCAAAAAGAGGCAGCAGATATAATGTTTAGTCCAAAATTAAAATACGCGGTAAGCGGTTCTATAAAAGAATTTGGGTTTGGAAGATCAGAGTATTATCAAAGTTCAATGATTGATAAAACAATACTGAGAATGAATTTAGAGGGAATGCCACCCGTAGGTNGTGGTACGGGACGTCCGGATGGGCAAACTTTAAAGAAAAATTTACTTATTGTAACATTTTCTCCTAATCAAGCGGGTACGGGAAATGAAAGATTTAATTTAAAGGTTTATCAAAACGGATTATTTTATTGGGAAAGTGGAACAGTACAACACAACGGAACTATCGTTTCCAATTTTATTTTTGGAGGAGGATATGATTCGGGAAGTGTAAATTTCTTTGATCCCAACAATAAGTTTATGATGTTTGAGGAAGATTATACTGTTGTATATGAAAAAGTTCTTGGAAATCCAATACCAATAAGATTTGAATGGTATATACAAGGCAATAATGAAGCAGATAATTATGAAGTTTCATGGGTTAGTATGCCCGATGCCTTGCCACAAGTAGAGGCAACTACTAATAACTTTAAATTTGCAGTAGTACAACCATATCCATACACTCAAACGCAAGAATTTAGAGATGGTGGTAATTTTGGTACAACAAAGGCAAGTGTTGGTAGGTTTAATTTATCTTCTAATATGTTTAGAAAAGAATTTAATTGTAGTGATAATAATTATTTACCTATAGCAGTAAAGACTAATGAAATAAATAATTGGAAAGAATATACTATTACGGGATTTGAGAATTGGAATTCAAGTATTGCAAATCTTACCATAAGTATGCATATTTTTGGAGCAGCTAAAGTTGTGGATGTAAATGAAGATAACATTTCCTCTCCTTATAGTGATACATATGATGTAAGTTATACTGACATGAAACTACTACCTTTAGTAACAAGTAACCGGTTTACTCCAAAAAAACAAGAATATAAATTAACTCAATTAGGAAACTTTAGTAACAAAAAAAATAAAAAAACAAAATTAGGATCGGGTTTGTTTAATACCGGATCAAACAGATTTATAGGTTTTACAACAACTTCGGGTACGGGTTCACAACATAGTTGGGATGATTGGAGTGATACTAAGATAACAAACAGTACAATGCAGCATTTACTAGCATCGTGCTATATGGAATTGTATAGGGTTTCTGTTAGAAGATTAGATGGAATGCATTACGGTAATTATACTTACGGAAACACGTTGTTACTTCGTGTAAATAATACTACTGAAACGTTTAATGGCTCTCAAGGCAGATTTTTCCCAATGGGTGTTAAAATGGATTTAAAAATGGCTAGAACAACTTTTACCGGAGATGATTTATTAGATAATTCCGGAACAAATTGGTTAACCGGCTTAACTAAAACAATTAAGTGGATTGGTGATAATGATATTACTGAAACAGAAACTTTAACCTAAAATATTTGCAGTTGTAAAATCTATTATATACAATTGTAGGGTTAAACATTTTATTAAACAATAAACAAGCATATATGACAAAGACAAGTAAATCTCTAAACGAGAAGTTATTTGCTTTACAAAATGAGATAGGTGCTATTAGCAAAGATGCTAAGAATCCTTTCTACAAAAGCAAGTACTTTGACGTTAATTCATTAATTAAACAACTACAACCATTACTCCAAAAGCATAGATTATTGCTATTACAACCAATAGAAGAAACTTTGGTGTATAGTAAAATGATATGTATTGATAGTAATGAGTTTGCAGTTAGTTGCATGAAATTACCGGACATACCCGATCCTCAAAAGATGGGTTCTGCGGTAACATATTACCGTAGGTATACGTTGGGTTCATTGTTAGGATTACAATCCGTTGATGATGATGCAAACCTTGCTAGTAGCGTTGGTAATAGTAATTCCAATAAACTTCCAAAGGATAGATTTGATAAAGCAATAAAAGCATTTAAAAGCGATCCCGAAGGAGTTAAAAAAGAGTTGAGGAAGTATATATTGGATGCTCCTCAGTTAACCATTTTAAAACAAAACAAAATAGATTTAAAATAATTATGGCTGATTTATATTTAGGTAGTTTGAATATCGAAGCGATTGAAAAACTAAAAAGTAAAGCATATAACAACAAAAATTTAAATGTTGCTATATGGGTAAATAACGATGTTGATCCAAATGATGATAATGAGAATTGGAAAGCAATTAGCATATCACATGGTAATAAGAAACAAGGTGAAGACGTTGTATATCTTGGTAATGCAAAGAAATTTGTTACTCAAGAAAAAGTGCCGTTTTAATGTTTGAAATAAAGAAGGTTATACCGGATTTATCAAACGAATTATACCATTCAGTAGGAGCGGGGATTATATCCTCCTCCTTTTTGAAAGGAGTGTATAAGCATAGCGTAAGAAAAGCTAAAATACCTTTAGAGCCAAATGATGCTTTAACTTTTGGTTCTCAATTCCATGATATATGTGAATTAGGTAGTAAAGGATTTCAGAGCAAATATTCTGTCATTCCCGAAGAGAATAGTAATAAAAGAACTAAGGCTTATAAAGATTTTATTAAAGACAACAAGAATGCCATTACAAAGGCTGATAGTGTTAGAATAAATAGAATGTTTGATAATTTAAATAGTAATGAATTTTATCGAAGCCTAGAGGATAATTATGATGTTCATGCAGANCATTCATTTTATGCAGAAAGAGATGGTTTAGATTTTAGGATACGTCCGGACAAGCATTACTCACATGAAGGTGAAATATTATATGTTTGTGATTTTAAAACTACTTCTGATTGCAGTACTTTTAAATATGACATAACCAAATATTCTTATGATTTACAAGCAGTTTTCTATTCGGATGTACTCGGTATTAATCCGTCTGATTTTTACTTTATCGCTATTGAAAAAACGTACCCGTACACATGTCAAGTGTTTGGATTATCGGATGATTCAATACGAAGAGGTAGAACCAAAATGGATATAGCCATAGGTAAAATTAAAAGAGGTGAATTATCTCTTGGTTACGAATTAGTAGAGAGAGTATAATGTTGTTAAAAGATTATACAAAACAATTACCAAACGAAGTATACATATTTGGTAGTGGTTCATCATTGGATTTATATGCTGACAATTATTGGGACGGTAAGTTTACAATTGGAGTAAATAAAAGTTATCAATTTGATAAGCATTTAGATGCAGTTGTATTGTCTCATGGTACGTATATAGAGGACGTAGAGCAAAATTATTCTCATTTAGACTTATTTGTATCTAGATACGATTCAACGCACGTTAAATACGGTTTAAATAAGTTTAATGATGCAACAACATATGTTTATGATCATTATAAAAACACCGGATTTGATATTATACCAAAAATAGGTTTAATCGATAAGCCGGAAGAAAATAAAGTAATTACATGTGGTGATACAGTATGTAGGGCAATTGGTGTATTTGTACATCTTGGAGCAAAAAATATATGGCTAGTAGGATGTGATGGTGTAGGTAATCCGGAAAACAAAATAAACAGAAAGGATTATTACCCTAAAAATGTAAGCATTAATGCTACCGTAGGACATGCTACAAGAAGTATGCAGAGTAAATTGTATTTAAGAGATAATCTAAAAAAGTACGGAGTAAATATTAAATTTTTAAAACCATGAAAATAGATTTATTAACGTTTTATATTAATGAAAAAGATTTTTACGGATTTGATTTATTATCTGTAAATTCAAAATGCTTGTTAAGCATTGCTTATGACAAGTTTTTTAAAAGGATACAAATAGAGATATTTTTTAAGCCTTTGTATTGATGAGAAAACCAAAGACAAGGAATAATGGCTCAATGACGGAGGCAGCGTTCTTTGGATGGTTACGTTCATTACTTAGAAATAGGTACATGAGAGGTTGGAAGCCTCACAATGAAGTTGCCAAAGATAATCGTAGGGCAATAACATATAAAAGCAGATCAAAGTGGGAATACCAATGCGCTAATTGCGGTAATTGGTTTTTAAGAAAAGAGATTGATATTGATCACATAAACCCATGTGGTACATTAAAATCCTTTGAAGACTTATCCGAATTTGCTAAGAAATTATTTGTAGAAAAAGATGGTTTGCAAGTATTATGTAAACCATGCCACAAACACAAGACATATGACAATGAAACTAATTCACCATTACTTTAAACACTATAAGGAAGATAAATTTGTTAACCTAGTAATTAAAGGAAACGAGGTATTTGCAATAAATAAAATAACAAACTGTAAACAAATTTTTATTGATTCAAGTGAAAGCATTAAGATTGCTGATGCCAAAGATTTGGAAAAAGTTAAAAAATATATTAATGGCAACTAGTATTGAATTTAGAGAAAAACACAAAGCTAAAATAAAAGATATGTTAATATTTGACACACTACTATTTAATAAACGAGATGATTACGATAGCGTAGAAGAGGCTTATCATATGCTAAGATATGATTACATGAAACATGCTAAAGTTTTCCTACCGGCAAACTACGCTAGGTTTAGAGGTATGATTACTCAAGGAGCAAAAGAAATATTAGCCGAAAGAAAGAGATTTAAATACGTTATTAATGATTGATTCATTTTTAGAAAATATTGATCATTTACATGATTTGGTAGTAATTAAAACAAATATACCAAAAGGTGTAAAAAAGGATGTTGTAATGCGTATTCGAACAATGAAGAAAAATCTTGTAGAATATGTAGAAAGTAATGCATTAACTGATGTTGATGGGGTAAATGCTGATAAAGCAGATTTTTGGAGTTGGTTGAACAGTAGTAATAGTGCTGAAACAACTTTTATAAAAGAGTACGATAGGATATTTAAGTGGAAAAGAGGTTGGGTAAATACTTGGACGGGATACTCAAATGAGGGAAAGTCATCTTGGTTATATTTTATTTTGTTAATAAAGCTATTGCAAGATAAAAATGCTAAAGTTGCCATATTTAGTCCGGAAAATTATCCTAGAAACAGATTTGTAAAGGATTGGGTTAAAACAATGTTAGGTTATGATCCAAAGAATAGCACAAAGGCAAAGTGTGAAAAGATGATAGAAATGTTTGAGGATAGGTTGTTTTATGTATACCCATCATCACATGATATTGATTCTATTGAAAATCAATTTAAAAATCTTGTTAAACTTCATCAAGTAAACATTACTATAATTGATCCTTACTTAAAAATTAGTAAGCCTAGTGGAGTAAATGATTTGCAGTATTTAACATCATTTGTTAAAAGGCAAGAAGTTTTTGCTAAACAAAACAATGTAAGCCATCATGTAGTATATCACCAATTAACTCCACAAATGGATGAAAGTGGCAACTATGTTCCGGTAGATATGTATAGGATAAAAGGTGGAGGTAGTATTACTGATGGTTCTGATACCGTTAGTTCTGTACAACGTCCTTATAGGAAGACGGATGCTGAAGACAAATCAGTTGTTATAACAACACAGAAGGTAAAAGATTTTGATTTGTTTAGTGACGGGTATTTGCGTATGGAATATCATTTGAGTAAAAATAGATATTTCTTAAATGGAATTGATATCTTTGAAGAAGCTATGAAGAATAGCGAGTTCAAGACTGAACTATTTTAATATGAAAACGATAATAACGATACTAGCGTTGTTAAGTGCAGTAGCTGCACCGAACGCAACATTAGAGAATAATTACGATACATATTACTCTATCGAATACGATGATACACCATCAATAGATTCCCTCCTCCAAAGTATTATAAAAGTTGAATCAAATGGAGATTCATTGGCGGTAGGTGATAAGCATTTGAGTACACCAAGTATAGGTTTACTCCAAATTCGTAGAGTAATGGTAGATGAAATTAATAGAATTCTCAGAAAACGTAACGATACAATACGATATTTTTATTCGGATAGGTGGAGTGCGTCTAAATCAATAGAGATGTATTACATATGGAAAGGTTATCACCATAATGAATCTAGCAATGAAGTAATAGCTAGGAATTGGAACGGAGGTACATACGGATACAAGAAAACATCAACAGTTAAATATTGGGCAAAGGTTAAATCTAAAATGTATGGGAACAAGAAAAGCGTTTGAATTAAATATTAACATGTTGGAAGAGATTTTAGATGTATTAAATGATGAATACGAACAATTAGAATATGTTGATATAGTTGATTACAATAATAAAGAAAAGATAATTACAAGATTGGTTGAATGTATGTTGAATTTTAATGAAGACATACATAATGAAATGATTGAAGATGAAATATATAAAATATTAAGCGATGATTAAAGGATATTATCCCCCAAGAGACATTGAAGGTTATCTAGTTGATAACTTATCAGATGTACCAAAAGAATCTGAATTGATTGATTATAATGAGTTTTATAGGTTGTTTAAAAATAAAAGAACACATTATATATATAAAATTAAAAAACCTAAAAGTCCATTAACAAACTTGATGAGCAAAATTATAGATTAATATATATGAGAAATTGGACATTACCTACCTACAAACCAAAGGTTACAGAAGTTGAATTTAATATCAATAATATACCTAGACAAATTACTCAAGGTATAATTATAAAAGCAGACAACGAGGATTACAATAAAAAAAGCATAGCCCATGCTTACGTTCATTTAAATGGTGAAATAAAGCTATGTTTAAATGACAAGATGATATCAGAAGATGATAATTATTTAGTGATTAAAGTTCTTGTGATAAATAGGCGTGATAACAGAACCGAGGGATTAAAGCAAATAACATCCGGAAGTGATTATCTTAAAGCACCTCAATTAGATGCAGTAGCATGGTTGTGTAGAAAATGGTGTACTGAGTATTACACAGATAATATAATTAATCAAGCCGGTGAAATGTTTCCTATGGATTTATTATATAAATATATCCGTAACGAAGGTTTTACTAAGTATCAAGAATAAATAATGAAATTAGGCAAAGCACAGAAACATAACATGATTATTGCTCTAATGGCAATATTCTCTTTCTGTATTGTTGTTTTTTCAATCTTAACAATAGTTTATTATGCGGTTTCTAGTTATAATTAAATCAAAACAAAGTGGGGTTTCTTATCATAGGTTAATAAAACCGTTTGAAAAACTTAAAGAAAAAGGTTGTTCTGTTGACATTGTTAAAACTTATCACGAGCAAAAAATAAATAAATCTGATTACGATTATTTGGTTTTCAATAGAGGACTAGGATATAACTATGAGGATTTAGCTATAATTGATGAGTTTAAGAATGAAGGGGTTAAGATTATCATGGATATAGATGATTATTGGGAACTTCCGGAACATCACCCAATAAAGTGGAGAGATGATATTGATTACGATATGTGGAGAGGAAGTATAGTAGCTAATTTAGCTTTGGCTGATTACATATGGACATCAACCGAATGGCTTAAATCTAAAATAGAAAAACTTGTACCTAACAAACCAATTGCAATAGCTAGGAATGCAGTAGATTATTATGATGAAGATCAATGGAGTAAAGTACAGAGTAAATCTAAACACAAGGATAAAGTAGTTGTTGGCTATGCCGGTAGCACAACACATCACAAGGATTTGGATATACTTAAATCACCAATAAGAAGAATAAACTCTAATAAGATTTTAAAAAATAAAACAATATTTGGGTTGTTTGGTGTTGATCATATGTCTAATTACGGCATAAAGGTTTGGCAAGAGCAAATAAATATTTTTACAACCAAAGGTAGAAACACTAATTATCAATTAGAATCCGGTAGATCAGTTTATCAATATGCATCATTTTATGATGAGATGGACATATCAATAGCATCTGTATTGGATAATGATTTTAACAAATGCAAAAGTGAACTAAAGATTATAGAAGCCGGAGCAAAATATAAACCATTTATTGGTACAGATATAATTACATACAGTAGAACTAACGCTAACATAGATTTGTGTACTTCAGAAGATGATTGGGTAGAATCAATAAAAGAATTGGTTTTAGATAAAACATTAAGAACAGAACTAGGTAAAGAGTTGGGTGAATACGTTAGAGATGAATATGTAATTAATAAGGAAAACGAAACTAGAATAGGTATTTTATGAATATAGGAGAATACGCTGAGTCATTATTTACTACAATATGCATAGGAGAGGGATACACCGTTTCTAAGCCATTTTACCATGAGATAAGGTATGATTTAGTGGTTGATGTAGATAATGTCTTACAGAGGGTTCAAGTTAAGTCTACGGATCATGTACGTCCCAAGGACAATCAATGTCAAGTTAGAGTAAATTATGACAAGGAGGAGGTGGATTGGTTTGCTATTTATATATACAAAAATAAAGATTGGTATGTATTACCAATAGATGTTGTTGAGGATATTAAGCAATTCTCAATAAAATTAGGTTATAAATCAAAATACGATATTTTTAAAAATAATTTTGGATTTCTCAGACATGGTTTTTAGATTTGATTAAATATTAAATTTAAATGACAAATACATGGATGATACGTATGATTTAAAAGAATTGTTTGAAGGTTTAAATCCTAAACCCAAAACAAAATGATTTGTGATAATTGCAAAAAAGAATTTAGTTCAATTAGAATAAAAAAATATTGTTCAACTAAATGCAGTTATGAGAAAACTTATGAAAGGCATAAAATAAAAAGGAAGGAGCAAAAAAAATATCCCAATGCAAAGCAAGTTGACAAGATAATTTATGATCATAATCCTTGCGTTGTTAATCAAAATAATGATTGGGTTTTTTCAGAAACTATATCAGATTGGTGTAGTTCTAGAAATAGTTATTATAGAATAAAAGATAGAGATAGATATAGAAATAGAAAAAAGAAAAAATGAAAAATAAAAGACACAAAAAAAACATGTACGAAATGTTATTGAGTCATGTACAAGCTAAAAAAACTAAGGCTTTATTAACGTTAGATTTACTATGTGATAATCCCGCCGGTATTGGTGATCACTCAACAGATGATTTTTACAATAACGCCATAGATGCTATAGAAAATTTAACTGATGCTCATGATCAATTAATGACTATAAAAAGTTATTTTGATGTCGATAATTAAAAATTATTTTGTTTTAAGTGAGAATAGGTATGGTAAAAACCTCATTATGTTTTGTAAAACTCTTGATGGGGTTTACGCATACAACCATGATAAGGTTTATGATGCTCATATAAAACACCTAGAAACAATAGATTGTTGGGGCAAATACAAAAGATATACGAAAACTTTTGGGATTCCCCATCCTTTCTGTTTAGATTGTACATTAATAAGTAAAACATAAACACAAATATTATGAAAAAGCATGTTAGGGGGTATACGGTGGTTAGTTATGTAGTTGGAATATTTTTTGTCCTAATTTCAAACGCATGTTCCTATAGCGGTTATGCTACAACTTCTGTTAGTAAAAATCAGAACATTATTGATGCACAATCTCATTTAGATAATTATACTGTTATTAGAGTAAAAAGGCATGATCCGATTAAATTAAATTACAACAATGTTTCTCCTTACAATAACAGATTTAATAACAACAATTGCAGCAGAAATATTAACTGCAAATGTGATAAACATTAGGAGCAAAAAACTTTTCTTTTTTTTGGTTGAATGATTGAAATATTCTAGGAGAAATTCTAGGATATTTTTTTTGATTTTTTTTTATTTTTTTTTAAATATTTTTTTAAAAAAATAATCTATAGAAAAAACTTTGGGGCAAATTTTTCGGGGCAAATTTTCGGAGCAAATGGGGCAAATTTTCTGACACAAAGTTGGAAATAACAGTTATCAACATTTTGATATTTTACCCTATGTGGAAAACTAATAATCACATTTTATTAAAAATTGTTTTGAATTTTGAGTTTTATTGATTATTCGCGCGGTTCTATATCTTAGAACAGTTTAAACCGGCATTACAAAATAAAATAACAATTATTTTGTTTTTTGAATGTGTTTAAATATACTTGCTATCTGATACCGGCAATATTGCCACAATTACTAACAAAATTTTAACACCATGCAAGACATAAAAACTTACTCAAAATTAAAATGTTTTATTTTTCATAAAGAAATACACGACTTAAATTATGAGCGGTTGGCTATTGTAATAGTGCTTAAAGGTGAATTACATTCAATCGCAAAAGGCTTTTATAATTTAAAAAAAAATATGATTACAGACATTACAATTTATCCAAAATATGAAAACTGGTTTTGTGATAGAATGCTAAGTGAATACATTGAAGATCGCACAATAAAATTATATTTTGAAAAGACTTACTGATGATCGGTTGTTCCGTGAAACATGGCAATTAATGCCATGTATAAGTCAAATTTTTAACATAAACAAACAAACAATGAATAATTTAAATAATGATACATTTAACACATTAGAGAATACCGGCACGAATTATACAGTTAATAAGTTGCCCCTTTACGCTTTGAATGGTGAGAACTTTGAAACGATGCAAACTAATTCATTTGGTATATTTCGCAATGACA